ACCCTCAACACCACCAAAAGGATTAGAGTTGTTCTTCTCCGCAGACCGTACCTGTGCCGCGTACTCTTCAGGATTTAAATACGCAAACCTAGCAGTACTCTCCTGCTGCAAAACATCAGTAATCTCAGAACCCTTCATACCAGACTTATTAGCCGTGCCAGAAATTAAAGAAGCCTTGCGCTTAATATTATCCTCTAACTCAGTCCGCTCAGAACCCTTCATGTTACGACTGAAATACGCCTTAGACATCAAATCATCAAGCACATTGTCATACGATAACGGGTCCGCAGCCATAGCCAGTCGTTGAGTTTCCGCCGCTTCCGCTTCAGCCAGTCGTTGAGTTTCCGCCGCAGCCGCTTCAGCCGCCGCTTCCTGCCGCTGAGTTTCCGCCGCTTCAGCAGGAGTAGGAAGCCCATAAAAAATTCCCCCCTCCTCATACGCCGCGGGGTTCTTGTATAACTCTTCGCCATCAACATAGTAAGAAGGAATACCATCAGGACCGGGCAAGCCAGCTCCACCCATATTTCTTAACGCCTGTTCTTCTTGTGGATTAATGTATGCCAGCATATGAGGTTGACCCATAATGTTGGTTTTACGTGGAGCCATATTAGAAAATGCACCGTATTTCATTTTAAACCCTCACTGCTTGTGGCTGAATTTGAGATGGCATTTGTTGTTGGGGCTGCGACTGTGGATTTGGCAAAGATGCCAATGCACCTATATCACCACCACCTGTTCGCCTTCTTGAGTTTATCACTTTTTCTATCAAATATCTATTCATATCCATTGGCATTTGTTGGCCCTGTGACCCTCCAGATGGAGCCATAGGAGGGCCACTCTGTGGACCCTGCTGCGCTAAACCGCCAAACGCAGCAGGATTAATTGGAGGAAGATTATACTCTGGGTACATTCTTCATAGCCTCCATTTGTATCTTAGCTGCATTTTTTTCTCGCTCAAGCTGCAAATCTGCCTCCAACTTGGTAACCTTTGCTTGTAAATCTGCTTGTGCCTTTGCCATTTCTATCTCCATATCCTGCCGTGCCTCTGCCTGCTTGATCTGAATATTAGATTTTGCTTTGGCCTGATCTGCTGAAATTTGTGCTTGCGTTCTTGCCTTCAGAGCTTCTGTTTCAAGTTTAGCCAACTGCTGTGCATATTCCAATGGATTACCCTGCTGACCTTGCTGTCCAGCACTGGTTATTGCTTGGATTTGCTTCATCTGTGGTGCAGCCTGTACAACTTGTGCTGCTCTCTGGCTGATTAATCTATCCATTTCTGGATCAACATCTTTAAATCTGAAATTAGGATCTTTAAAGTCAGGCATTGGCGGCAACTCAATATTAACACTTGCTTCCATGCGCTGACGGTACAGCAGCGCAACATGCTCTGCTATATGAGCAATTAATACAGGCTGTATGCCTTTAGCCGCTGGGTTTCCTGCCAGTGATGGATCTTGCATGAACTGCATATGAACTGCAATGTGTGCCTCATGGTCTTGCTCTGGAAATGCGCGTATTTGCTTGCCATACAAAACACTCATGTTTTCATCAATTGGGTCCATTTGTGGCGCAGATTCTGGTTTTTCTAAAACCTCATCAATATTTGTAATGCGTAAAGCTTCATACATTCGCTTATAGGCTTCATACATATCATGGAGCTGCGGAGCAGATTTCGCCATCTCCAGAACAGCTTGAGCCTGAGCTATGCGCTGCGCTGTAGAGAAGATATTCGGATCGCTGACTGGTAGAATATCAATTCGATCATCAAAATCAGAGCGATAAATAATTTCCGCAGCCCCAGCCTGCGAAAAACTAAACTCATCGGGGAGGTTCTCTGCGTTTAGCTTCGCAAGAAGTTTAAACTCTTGGCCTTGTGCATAGTGCAACCTTTTATGAATTGCGCTAAATGACTTTGATCCCTGCTCAATAAGAGCAACTGTCGATCCAACTGGAGCGTTTGGATTAACATCTCCGACATTGAGATCTGCTGTACTGGCAAACCGCTGGCCAGCTTCCACAATGTAGCCAAGCAAATTGAACAGGGAACTGCTTGGTTCCTTAAATGGCAATGGCATGATTGCCTTGTTTACATCATCAACTGTACTGTCGAGATCAACAAACTCACCGGGCGATATTTGCATATCACCGCCATTGACACGGCCACGCAGTTTGAAGCCACCTTGCATGTTGGAAAATGCGGCACTGTCAAGTAGGGCGCGAAGAGATCCAGTTGCGGCTTTACCCAGACCGCCAATCATATGGTAAAGGCCAAATCCGTAAAACCCAAGGCCGGGCAAGAATTTGTAGCTTACAAACCAATCACGGCGTTGTTTGGATTCATCATCTTGATACCAATTGCGCCTTATACTAACAATCTTCTGGTTATCATAATCTATGGTAATGACATATGGTATTGCCACTTCGTTTTCATCATAGTCATCATCATTGTTTTCTTTGGCGTCAACACTGTCAAAAAGATCATAGACGTGCATTTCAAGCAGCGTCATTACATCGTCTTCGCTGTCATTTCCATATTCATCTACGCCTTCGATCTCACCTATTGTATCGCCAGATGGATCTATATCACCGCCAATATATTCAGTTGGTAGATAATAACCGTTCTGGACGTATCTGTTAAAGTCATTTCTTGGCATCCTAATGACATGCGTATAGCGTGGGCTGGTGTATAGATCTTTGCTTTCTGGGGCGACCACAAAGTCTTCAGCCTTTACGAACTGACTACACTGTCGATCCATGTTGGCATCCCACCAAACTTTCTTAAAGGTATGGCCGATCAGTGGGAGGTGAAAAAGCATTTGATCCAGATCTGGGAAATACTCAGGCATTTCCTGCGTAATCTGGTAATTCATAAATTCACGAACTCTGCGTCCTTGTTCCTCTATTTCTTCATCAGGTTCGCCAATGATAACTGTCTTGATTGGACCACCAGATGGATACAACTCTGCTATTGCTTTAGCATTGAATTGGGTTGCTGCTTCAGCAATAAGAGGATGCACAACAACAGATAAACCGCGAGTTGCGCGTTCATCTTCTCCCTCCTCAAGTCCACCGTCTGGATCTAGCGTTTTCAATCCTTGCTTATATCGCTCTTCCCATTCCGATCTGGCAGCACGATCATTTTCGTAAAAATCAACTAAGTCTTGTGCTTTTCTGCTCAGTTCTTTTTCGTCAACAACTTCGGCTAGGTTGATGTCGAACTGAGCATCATCAACTTCTTCTGCCATATCCATTTGTGGATCACCGATTAGAACATCACCATCTGGAAGAGTTTCGACCATAAGATCATCTGGTGGAGCGCCTTCAGCAAATGGGATAATATTAGGGTCAGCCATACATGGTTATCCTTCTTGTCTCAATGTAATCGTCTTCTTCTGGGTCTTCTGAGTGACCAACGAACCATCCTTTACGCAATCTTAACCATGCTTGTGTGCATGTATCAACAACATCATCATTGGGATGTGCTGGAAACGCCGCGCATATATCAATTAAGTCTTTAGCCCATTTTCGGCTGGAAGGAAAGAAAATCCTTCCATCTTCTAAAAGAGCGGAGCTTGCATGAGCGCGAGCTTCTTTATCACGGTCTGGAGAATATGCCAACACAGGTATGCCAGCCATACGCAAATCTTGCAGTAATGATTGTCCTGACGCTTTTTTTTCTATCAGCACAGCGTCTGGCTCCCAATCGTCATATGCTTCTTGCGCCATTTTGCGTAAGTCAGGATAGCTGACCTTATCGTACCAGCATTCAAGAACAATGGCACACATAGCACCATGATGACGAAAAACGCCCCAAGTTGTTCTGGCACTAAAACTAGAACTTTCTTTAGATTCAAATGCAGTATCGTAAGATTGCAGAACATATTCGACTTCTGGCAAATCTTCGCTTTCCCAAGGAACCCACCAGCTTGCCTTTAGAATACCGCCACCCTTTGGCGCTGGTCNTTGCTGTAACTGTCCTGCTGCTGCATAACTGCCAAGACTACGCTCTAGATTAGTCAATGTGCGTTCACTAATGCGATNTGGCCAAAGCAGTTCGCCCTCTTTTGTGCGTGGATCTGTGAAGCCTAGAGAAGATCTTGTGGGCGCAGGGTGGCCTATTTCATATCTGGCAGGCAAACATAGGTGATCCCACTCCTCCCCTAGCTCATTAGCTAGTATATGTCCTGTGAGATCCTGCTCATGTACACGCTGCATAATAATGACAAATGCGCCAGTTCGAGGATCATTAAGACGTGTTTGCATTGCCTGATCCCACCAATCCAAGACGCCTTCGCGCACTTTCGAGCTGTCACTGTCCACTACATTATGTGGATCATCAATGCAGATAATATCACCGCCATCACCTGTTAGAGCGCCCCCGACACTGGTGGCGATTCTATAGCCAGTTTTATCGTTCTCAAAACGCTGCTTTTGGTTTTGATCATCAGTCAATGAGAATTTATCGCCGAAGTGCGCCTTGTACCACGGACTATCGATCAGCCTTCGGCACTTGGTGCTATCCCTAATCGACAGGGAAGAGGCATAAGAGGCGTACAGAAACTTCTTATGCGGTTGATGAGTCCAAGTCCAAGCTGGCAGTGCAACGGCCACGCTGATGGATTTCATGTGGCGTGGCGGCACGTTTATGATCAGGCGTTTGATTTGACCATCAGCAACTGCTTGAAGGTGATCACTGATTGCATCGACATGCCAGTTATTTTGAAACTCAACGCCCGGCTCAATCGTCGGCCAAGCTGCCTTCGTAAACTCCCTGAGACTGCGCCGATATTTCTCTGCCCTGACTTGCTCCAAGGTTAGACTGCTCAAAAGCTCGCTCAATCGCGCTGAGTTCATCGATACCAATCCTTGTAAGGTCTAGTGTGACCGTTGTTTCTTTTTCGACTTTGTGTTCTTGCCGATCCACCCAGCCTGCACGGTTCTTTAGATAGAAGATGATGGCCGTATTATCGCGTTCGACGGTGGCATTTTCGAACAGAGCATTGGTCACTTGATCAATGCCACAAGCCTCTCCCCTTTTTATAGCCTCCGAAAACTCCGAATTGTCTGCCTGATAAAGATAGAAAGTTGACGGTGAAATACCAAGGACGCCAGCGCATTGTTCTTTCGTTAAACCCTTTGCCATAAGGCTTTCAGTCTTTTCTAAGACTTCTTCAGTGACCTCGAACTTAGGTCTTCCCATTGGGTTTTTAGATTTTTTCTTTGCCATGTTGATACCTTTCCACTTTTGAATTTAGTTTAAAAACTAAAAAAAAGAAAGACCCACCGAAGTGGGCCTAGTTTTGAGGTCGAGACAGAAATATCTAAACAATTTTTTTAATAGCGTTTTTTGCTGTTTGAGTACAGAGTTTTTTTTCTGACGGCTGAACACCTACACGCCCAAGGTCCAATCGGTCTGCATCCCAGCATGTTTGCACTGTGATATCTGCGTCTGTGTAGCCGTCTGAGTGATAGGTCAGTGCTTCGTCAAGTAGGCGCATTTCTTTGTTAGACAGATCGAACCACTTTCCTCTAATTGAGTTGGCGTATTGAGCTGCACGATAGCCGTGCTGTGGATCTCTGTATTCATTTCTGCGTTGTGTGTCATGTAGGAGTGAGAAGAGGTCCACGACTTTTGTGTTGGCATTTTCTAGTTTTGCTATGTGCCTACCGTTTTGGAATACTCTGGCCCAGTGTTTGAAGCCATGATATCCCTGATGGTTCATTTGGTATTGATCATAGCAATGTTTGGCAAATTGTTTGTTTACCATGCGAGCATAAAGATAATTAGTGATATGATTAGAACGGCGAAGACTATGCCTGTTACGATTTCTTTTACCCATCCTTCTGGTTTTGTTTCGTACACATCGACATGGCCTCGCAGAGTTATTGCAATGTATTCTCCTTCATTAGCTGAGACTTCACCCATTTGCGTGTGAACCCATAGTTTGTCTGATCCTCCACGTTTGCTGGTATTTTCTTTTACCCAGTCTGGGAATGTTGATTTGAAGCCAGTGAACTTCCAAGATTTAACTATCATTTTTTACCTCTCCTATATGGTCCGTGAACTGAGCAATATTTTTTTTGTTGTGAAGTTAAAGGCTGATTGCATAGACTTCCTATGAATGCCCTTCCTTTGTGAATTACATATTGTTGACATGTTTCAAATTTTTCTTCTGGTCCTCTTTTTATTCCTTGATCAGATCTTTTTTTTTTACTTTTTTAATTTTTACGTTAAGCCACGCGCTTATTTTTTTTTCCGAAACATTTTTATTTCGTAAAGTTTCAGCTAATTCTTTGACGCACATTTTCCCAGCATTTGGTGTGTCCATTAAATTCTGTTGGCTTACATTTTCCAAAAACTCATCAAAAGTCATATGTTCAGCGGAGATATTTTTGATAACATTTTGAAGCCGTGCTGAAACAAACAGATCGCACATTGTTTTAGCGTTTTTATCGCGTTCATATTTTTCTAAGTGCCTAAATCCCCAAGCAACACGTTGCCTAGCTCTCTCCACTCCAACGCCCATCTCTTCACCTATTTCGCGTAGAAGNTTACCTGCAATTCTTTGTTCCATTGCATACTTATTTAGACAAATTTTTGTCATTTTTTACCTCCGAACATTTTATTTTTTAGCGACTTACCTTTGGCGGTTAGTGTTATTATTCTTTGCCGTCTATCATTCATATCCATTTCGATGTCGATTAGTTTTGCTGCTGTGACTTGGCCTCTGCTATTTGTAGCGAGGGAGTGCAGCAATCTATTGAGGGTTGATTTTTTCATACCCATTTCGATTGAGAGTTCTGAGCTATTGATAGAATGGCTTTTGCAGATTGTTGAGAACACAAGCATATGGTTAATTGAAGTTTGTGATGTATCAAGAAACTTCATAAACTCTTTGATTTGATTTTGAAGTGCTGATATTTGTTTCATTTTATTCCTCATTAAATATATCGTTTGCAAGATCTATTGGTACTTCGACTGTGCTCACCCTTAAGTCACATGTCAAACATTTCCGTCTGCGTTTAATTGTTTGAAAGCCATATTGCATATTTTGTCTTGAGTCTATGGCCATCATTTTTTTATTGCATTTTGGGCAATGTGAGACTGTATCGTAGTTTGGTTCGATCATTGTCTTGTCCAATTTTTTGGTCTTGCCTTTGGTCTTATTGCTTCTCTTGAGACTTCATCTGTTGTGATGCATCTCATCATTATGTTTCTACCATAGAGTGTCATTAAGTAATCATAGACTGGATCTGCCATATCGCTTTGCATGACATGCTGGCATTCTCTGTGGTTTTCAAACCAGATGTGTGCTTCAAATGGTTTATCATTGATGAAGTATGTGATGACCAAGGCTGTAAAATATTCGATCATGCTTCCTCCATATATTTTTCATTGATGGTCATGTAGACGTTTTCCACTCTGACATTCCAAACTTGTGGCCAGTCTGTTAAGCAG